CCATCTGCTTTGATTCTACCACCGAAATCATCTAACATATCTAACCACATATCTTTGCCATTGATTTCTTTAATTGAATAATCATTGAAATCACATTGCATCAATCCATTCATAAGCATATTATGACCAGGATCATCAGAATAGTACGCTAGATAGCCATCTTTGAATTTGATATAAGTAGTATCTCTAGATGGACGTGTTTCTTGGAATTCATATTTGATCCCAACTCTATTCAATAATCTTTGTAGACCGATATTATATGATAAGAGAATAACTACAGGAATCTTGGTATTCATAATAGAGGCTTCTGAGTACATTAATCTCTTAGCCACAGAAACGGTTCTATAGATTTTATCAAACTCACCAGACTTATCATGGTTTCTTAAGATATTCAAAATACCCATATCTACACTAGTATCAATAAATGGAACTCTTTTACCATTAACTACATAACAAGCAATGTATTTATTAGCAAGCATTTCATCAGTAGCTTTAGATTCTGGAGAACCAGCTGGGAAATAAGACTTATCAAATGGAATTTTAGATAATTCATCCATATTGAAAGATATATAAGATCCATCTTTAAATTTGATCTTAGAATACATCGATGCTAAATCAATAAATTCCATAGGTAATTCATATTTTAAACAAATCTTTCTATTATCACCGTCAGTGACTTTAATATCGTTACCTTCATACTTAGTTAAAGTCTTTACTATTTTATTGATAATAGGAGAAGATTTAGATAAACCGCTTGGAGATTTTCTATAGATGAATACCTTAGAATAGTTAGATACTAATTGAACAGCATCACCATCTGTTTTTACAATTGGTAAAAGCATCAATTGACCAATAAGTGTTTTTTCATTACCTCTTAATTTCATAAATCGATTATTAATCAATCTAGGAATATCTAGAGTCATTGTAAAACGTTTACCAGTTTCAGCATCTTCATAATGACAAGTCCAAGTATCGATATAATCTTCAGATGTAGAAGTATTTTCTGATTTGATATCAATAATATTCATAGGATGACTTACATTAATAAAGTGACTAAACATCGCTACGATATCTGGATCCATCTTGTATTCTTTATTGAAATTAGCAAACTTTACTTTCTTCCAAGATTCATCCATGGAATCGATCTTGATTTCAGCAGGTTTGATATCATCATTCTTTTGGAACTCTTCCATAAGTTTAGCAACAGATTTACCATTAACTTCTTTTGTAAGAAGTTTCTTTTGAGTTTCTTCCATTCTAGACTTACGAGCTTTATTCATCTTGATACCATCTTCAGATTGAAGGTCAAGAAGTACATCTTTTAGCCATTCATTATCTTTATCATCTGGATCATTCTTTTCAAGAGTTTCCATAGCATCTTTAGTAGTGGTAGACTTAGAGGCTATTTTATCAAGCTTATTTACTAGAGCAGCTTTCTTAATTTCAGGGTCTTTGGTTAAACTAGGATCGTCTAGTACACCCATTTTCTCTAAATCATCTTTTGATAACTCTTTTGTACCACCAGTTAAGTTAGTTAAAGTGATGCCGCCCTTTTCTAATTTATCTGTAAGCTGAGCAACAATTGCTTGTCTAGAGTCATGATTGATTTCTTCAATACCAGTATACTCACCACTAAGAATATTATTTGTAAGAGATACAAATTTATTCAAATGATTCATATCCATCATATTGAAATCTACAGTGAAGTATCCATTATCACCAGTGAATAAGATAGTATAATCTTTCCATGCTTGTAATTTAGATGGATTTATCTTTACTGTTCTATAGATGAATGAGAATGGATTAGAAGAATTCTTATAATCAAAGATACTTGTATCTGGTACAGCTTTCTTCCAATCTGTTACTGGAATAACAATTGTCTTCTTATCATAATTAGAGAATCTTGAATCCATAAGGAATCTATTTAAGAATGTAAAGAATACATCCAATCCTCTATCTCCAGTAAACTTAGTATTATTCTTATAGAAGATATCTGTATAGAATGACCAATCATAGAATAGGTTTCTATTCTTATAAAGTCTAAGATCAGCAAATGTATATTTAAGATATCTTACTTCATTTCTAATCTTTTCATAGAACTTCAAACATTCTGCTTGAGATCTCATTCTATTATTGTACAGAATCTGTCTAAAGATATTGGTATAGTTATAAGAACCAAATTTAGTAGTTTCTGTTTCTTCATTGATAATAGAATCTACAAATTCTGGATATAGGATCTTATGATATTCTTCTCCTAGTTTATATTCCATACCAGTTTCATTTAGAATAATATCATTATTAGATACAGATTCATTCAAGGATAAATCTCTTAATAAAGCAGAATCATATGCTTCATTATTAATAGAAATATCTCCTTCTTGGTTTAAGTTATTATTAATAATAAGATTTACATTCTTTTCAATGAAGTAAGAATTAAAAATAATATTATTCAACTTAGCAAGTCTATTGTTTAGAATATTAATACTTGATTCAGTATTTGGTGTCATTAGATATACAATAGAATTATGAGTTCTATCTTTAAGATCTATTGGGTAGTAATATTGGCCTCTGTATAATCTAAATGGATTTAATTCATTTAAAAATATTGCCACGTTGGTATCCTCCTTATCTATTGTAAAACATTACCTTGATGTAATCCCACTAATAAATATTATGGGTATATACTATAATTATGATAAGAGGTTATATATCTCAGAGTCACAATTGAGTGACAGGCTATATTTGATCATATGGGTCTCATCTTCAAACTCAACCCATATGATTAAAATTAATATTAATTTACTGGGGGTTCATTAATATTTGTGATAAACCAGCCGATAGGATTAACTACACATTTTATCCTCTTATCAAATAAAGGCGATCGGTTCTTGTCTCGATCATTCCGATCGCCTTTTATTTTTTCTTTAAAATATAAAATTATTGTAATGACAACAATATCGTAATTCAACGATGTATGCTTGAATAAAGTAACTAGAAAAGGTATTAAGATATGGAAAGAACAAAATTCCTTAAAGAGATATCTTCTATGAGTAGAGAAGATATAGATAAGTATCTTCTAAGAAACTGTAATAGAAGAAAGAAAATTTATCCTGTATTGGTATTAAAACCGTATTCTAAAAAGGAGAGTACTAGTGAAAGTAGTGGATCTAATAAAGGAGATTAATGAACAACGATCTCCTAATGATAAAAAAACATATGATACTAAATCGCAAAAAGATGAATTGCTTATTATGAAAGCAATGCTTAATGATAAAGAATATAAAGTAGATGTGTATAAAGGAACTGGTATTGATCATAGTTTTTGTCCATCTGAAACTATGAGGAATACAATGAGTTCAGTTATTGCAAATACTACAGGTATTTCTAATCAAGAAGCGCATCGTCTTATGGATAACTATGAATTCAAAACTGGTGAAGCTAGAAATATGATTGAGTTCTCTAAAGAATTCATCAATACGTATTTACAAACAGGCCGTAAGCTTCCATTAGGTGGTAGAGAGACTTCTAATATTTCTTTATTAAAGAAATCTATAGCTCCAGGATATGTAAAATATCCAGTTAAGATTGGCGTAGATAAAGATGGTAATGCTATCTGCAAATCTAAAGATATCTTTGTAAATGGATATGATTCGGTAAAAGTCTCTGCTCCTTGTCCTGTTTGGGTTAAAGACAAAAAATAAAAGAACTGTAAGTAATAGTAAATAAGTATTGATAAGATACTCTTATTGAAAAATATTTAGATATATCTTTCTCAAAAGGAGGAGCTAGATCATGGCAGACTAGCTAGCGAATCCTAAAAAACAAATTTTATGATTAAATATAATATCAAACCTGAACCGATTTGAACTATCATATCTAATAAATATTTATTCATTAGAATTCTCCTTTCTGAGTATCTTATCATATTTATAGTATATAATTATTTTATAAAAAGATAAGAAACTCTTTATAAGAAAAATGGTAAATTAGATCTTCCTTACAACAAGGAGGAAATAGGTACATGGCAGTACCATTAACAATCCTTATTAATTAATCTAATAATGAAGTATAATAATACACCAGATATGACCTGGGCAATTATACTGATTAAAAAATCAATCATAAAGATTCTCCTTTCCGAGCTTCTTATCATATTTATAGTATATAATTATAGCTTATTTACTAATGATCAAATATATCATTGAGGAGGTATATTTGATTTTTTTTGTGCTATTGACTTTTAACACAAAAAAAGAGTAAGGGATTAACTCCCTTACTCCTCTTATTTTTTTATTAATGATGATGATCGTGCCCACAATGTCCGCAATTACATTCGTGAGAATGTTTTTCGCAAGCAGATACTGTAGGATTTCCTAAGTTTGGATAGTTGGAATAATCAAAGACGATTAAATCATCATTGATCATGTCATATGTGAGTTTATGTAATTGATCCACATAATATTGTGAGCAAGTTTTAAGATAATCTTCGGTATCTTTAAATAGATTAGAATCTTTGCCGATTACCATCTCACCTAGAGTATCTTTAATAAGTTCTAATTCCTTTTCATTTCCTTCAAAGATAAGTTTAATAGAACTAGCTGTTTCCATAATTTTTAAAGAATCTAGATTACTATATGCCATATCAATAATTAGATCAAATACAAAGTTCTTATTGAATGGATCTACTTCATTAGGATCTTGATCTTTCAAAACTTCTTCAGAGAAGTCACTAAACCCATGGCGATTATATACAGAGATAGCTGTTAGTTTCTTACAGATAAGCTCATATCTTCTAGTAAGCATACCAAGTCTAATCAATCTTTCTGCAGCTACTCCTTGGAAGTTAAAAAGATCACTAGTCTTTTTCATTCTATCTTTGTAATAATCATAAGTTTCTAATGTGCTAATACCATTACCAATAGCTTTTACTAGAGTATTAATAGCATTAGGTTGTTTTAGATCATCTTTAAATTTAATATCTTTTGTTTCATGATCTACTTCAGTAACTAAATTAGTTTCTTGATCTTTTCTAACTAGCTCATCTTTAAAGTCTTTTCTTCTATTCTCGATATCAGACTTAGCGGCATATGTTCTAAATACAATAGTCTTGTCTAATTTATCTAGATCACCAAATCTGTTTACATTTTCTTCTATAAAATCATGATTGTATGCTAGAGCATCTTCAATCATTTTTAATTTAGTTTCAGTAGTTTTAGATTTTGATATTGTGTATTTTTCTAAATGATTAGAAACAGCATCCACGATTTCTTTAATATCAAAAATTTGTTTTTCCATAATCTTGATCTCCTTTTAGTTTAGATATCATTAAATTTAGCAGTGTTTAAATCTATTAGATTTAATTTATTAGCACAATATAAAGCAGCTTTTATTAATGGCTTACTACCATCAGCTCCATCAGATGCTCTCAAAATAGTTTTATAATCATATTGACTTATACTTATAGACTGTTGTTTATAATTGAACAATACAGGAAGAGATGGTTTAGTTTCAGTCATCTTGAAAGTAATATTACCATCTTTATTCTTATTCATCAATATACCAACTTTTCTTTGTTCTACATCTTTTGATTCAGCATAGTTAGGATTATCACTAACTTTATTAATTGTGATTAGTAGAATAGTATTTTCATCATCACCATCTTTAAAGGCACTAGTAGCCTTTATAGCATTTTCTTCTGTACTTACAGAATATACATTTCCATCACTATTTAGAAGAATATCTAATTTAGAATCTTTATCTTCATCATTAGGATTAATATCTTCATAGGACTGTAGATATTTTTGCACTGAATAAGTTCCTAATAATGGAAAAGAATGATTATAAAATCCATATCCTATAGAACCTATAATAACAATAGCTAGTCCATATATGATCTTCTTCATATTACTCTTTAGATATCTATTATTATCAAAAAATTCTAATAGAGAATTATAAATGACTTTATTAGAATTACTACCTATAGAACTCTCTTCGTGACGGCCTATGTGTTTGAATATTTCATTATTCGACTTATTTGCTTTATAAAGGAATTGATCTGGATTATATAACTTATTTACTTTGGTTTTATAATCATGAACCCTCTTCACTATACTAGATAAATCCTTATTTCCTCTCATTTAAGCATTACCCCTTCAATTAGAACTAACAATAAGATAAAGGATTATTAATCTTAAAATGTGTACTGTATATAAAATAGACCGTATTGTTTTAATATAGATCTCTCTCATGGTGCACACAAAACGTCCTCTCAAATATATACCTATTAAAAATAAAATAAACTCAGAATCATTGTAAATCTCTTTCTCTTTTCATCTTACAATAATACGCCGTTTATTTTATTTTCTTTCTGAGTGTTAGTATTACATTTTACGATTATCCTTTAAAATATATCTCAAGAAGAGGTTATTCCTCTTCTTGTTTATTTCTGTGTTTTGGGGAGTATTCGAAATTATATTCAACCTTTCCATTTGGTTTTACTGTAATTGGACTTACAATAATATTTACAACACCATTTTCTATCTTAGGCTCTATTATACCTTTAGAATGAAGATCGCTAAGATATTCAGTGTTGTTATTATTGAAAGTAAACTCATTAAATTCTTTCATAATTTTCCTCCTTTTACGCAAAAAATAAAATATGGTTTGAAAATACTATTCATAAATATAGTATATAACCATTCAACACATTAAAGTAAATTTAATGGAGGTGTTATATTATGGCTTCTTTCAGAGATCTATTTGATCTAGGATTACCAGATATAGTAGAAAATGATACAAATAAAACTGGTAATAATTATTGTATTGGATATCAAGAAATGAATGAACTTGCTGTAAATAAAGGTGTTAATAAAACAACTGCTCATCTTATTATTGGAGTAAAAGATCCATCTAATAACTACAAAGCAGCCTATGATCCAGCTGTAGCTACATTCAATAAAAGATATTCCCATGATAAATTAAAAGAGATTGATACCCTACCAGTAGGAACTAATTATACTCCAGAGTATGATCTTACTGATTTAGAAGTATTCAAGTTTAGAAGTAATACAACTTATTTATTATTACAAAAAGATACAGACGAACAGAAAGGCATCTACATTACAGATCCTATTATGATTACATATCCATATAATGAATAAGAATAGAGTAAGGGAGTTAATCCCTTACTCTTATAATTTTATTGAATTTGAATTGTAGCAGAAATTTCTTTTCCAGTAATAGGAACTACTTTAACTGAAGAGGTTAATTCTTGAGAATAATATTCTACTACTTCAATAGTAGAGTTAATTACACCCTCATTATCATGTATAATTTGAGGAGTTATTGAAGGTCTAGAACTTAATTGGAAATAATCTGTAGTAGTTTTATCTTCTACTTCATTATTGTACCAGAATAGTTTCTTAAGAGACTTATTATACATAAGAACTTTAGACATCATGTATTCTGGAACCGTTCCTATTTCTTCCCAATCATTTCCATTTACTCTTCGATATACTCTATCTTTTTTAAGATGATAGATTAAATCATCTTGCAAGAATCCAGTTTGTGAAAGAATACTTATTTTACATGGATTAGATTGTGTACCAAATCCTATTCTAGATTCATTAGTAAGCATATTTCTTACATTGAGATATTGTTCAGCTGTCCAATATTCTGGAATGGTTGTAGGTAATTCATAATATAATCTAAAATCTGGATTGTTATAATCGATGTGCTCATTAGGGTTGCAAGTTCTTATTTCTAAGAATGGAGTACCATCACGTTTTTTACCACGTTCTATTTCTATTTCTACTGGACCATAGTTCCATCTAACTGGTTTAATTGTCCCATATTCTAATCCTTTAAGAACTAGCATTTTATATTCTTTTGAATTATGATCTCTAATATTATTAGGAGTAAGATCTCCACTATCTCCAGTATATAAATAAGACATAGCATCATACATAATAAACAACGGGCCAGTCTTATGTTGTCCACTATCATTATTGCCACATCTTACAACAGATATATCATGTTGTATACCCTTATCATCGGTCATGAATCCGACAATCATAAATATAGGATCATCGTCATCATTATATGGATCTAGTCTAATTTTTACTTTAAAGGATTTGTAATAATCTTTTGATAAGAAAGCTGATGTTTCATTACTGTTACGAGGATTTATTATTTGTTGAGTTGTATCATCAAAGTAGTATGCGTTTCTAGCAGCTATCTGACCTTCTGTATTAAGGTTTTGGTTTTTATATTCTGTTGGAAATTTCCAATCCCATATACCACTGATTCTATCCCAGTTGTCAAATATATCTTTCATGGAGAATTTTGAATTCTGTAATAGATTGAAATCGTTATCATCATCTACTACATTGCATATATGGAATTCATCATCATATTGTAAGAAATCAGTCTTTCCATTATATTTTAATATTTGACCATCTTTACCAGGACGTGTAAGTTCTTTAAGATCTGGAGGTATTGTAATTCTAGTATAATCAAATACATCATTATACCAATATAGAGTCTTTAATCTTGGATTATATAAGAATATCTTTTGTGTGAAGTTCTTATTCTCAGATATCTTTTCTTTAAATTCCCAAGAGAATTTTTGAGAATTGAAAGAGAATATTTTATCTTCATATAATGAATATATATCCTCATCATCAAAGATACCACGTTGATCCATAATAGTAAAACGAGGCTGACCAGAACGACAACCAAATCCAACATGAGAAGGTTCTAAACACATCTTCTTCATATTTTCAAACATTTCATCAGACCAATATTCTGGTTTCTCATCTGGTAGGGAGAATTCGAAAGTACCTTCTGGCATTTGTTTATCATCACTACCATCTTTAGACCATTCTGATGTAGTAAATTTGAAATAATTGCCTTCTCTTAATGCTGATATATATGCTATACATGTGCCATTATGTTCATCGTATCTTGTAGGGAATGGAGAAGGCCCAACTTCATCTGATAAATCTGTAATAATAAACTGAGTATCATTGCCCATATCATATATTAATCCCCACCAAAATGTAGTATCAAATGGAAAATTACCTATATCTCTATAATTGATTTTATCTCTCCATTTATCTCTAGGATAGTTAATGGATGGATTCCCAGGTTTAAACCCTTCTTGGCCGTAATCGCTTCCAGGAATAGGTATATTATAACCAATTCTATTATAATATCTCTTACCATCTTTTACAAATGATTCTAGATATTTTCCATTACCAGTAACAAAGTTACCTGCACCTCTAGCTAATGAAAGTGTATGCTCTTTACCATTTTCGTCAACCATATAGCCAACTACAATCATTAGGTTGTCGTCATCCCAACCAACGTCTACCATTGTTTTAATATAATAAGAATAATAATCAGATGTAGGAGAGATAAACCCAGCTGTCACATGACCATCATATGTACCTCTAATACAATTTGTTTTTTTATCAAAAACCCAACCAGTTTGATTAGGATCTAGATATAAATTATATTCCCAACTATTTAGATTTTGTCCTTCTGGTAAATCAGCAACGTTATGGTTAGTTTCATCTAAATATGCAGTAGCATAACCATCAAAATGTGCATAGCGTTTCCATGTCTTAAATATAGCTTCCATAGAAGTAGGAATTCTTAGCATTTCCTCTTCTTTTTCATATTGATTAGATACTACACGCCTATCAAGAAACTCATCATGTTGATATAAAGATCTTTTTGATGGATTTATTTTTAATACCTGACCAGATGCAGATTCTTCATCATCATTTTTTGCCATCTTATATAGCTCTTTTAAATCATCTCTATTTTCTAGAGCAGTTAATTTATCTTTTAATCTATCTATATATTTGGCGTTATCATCTATATATCCAATTTGTCTTTCTCTTATTTCTTTTTCAAGATTTTTAAATAGCCTTTTTAAGCTAGGGGCTAGTTCCTTATAGCTTACTTTGTCTTCATTATTGAAGGCCATATCTTTATTTCCCCCTTATTTAGTACTGTTTGACATATTAAGTAATCGATTACTAAGTTGTCAACTGGAGGTAATTATCCGTGTTTAACTCAGAATATACCATTACCTGGGATGAGATAGCTCCGTCTTTACAACTCTTATTTAAAACACTGCAGTCTGAGATTGTAGATAATCATAATAAGATTATGAAGAATAGAGCTGATATTGATGCGTTAGATAAACGTATCATGATCCTAGAAAACAGCGACCCTTTTGCTAACCTTTGGTTAACTGGTCAGCAAGGTCAAGTTGTTAAAATTGATAAAAAAGAAAAGAGATTATACCCTCATGATGAGTGGTTATCTCTTAGAGTAGTAGATACTCCTCAAGATTTAGAAAAGATGAAGAAAACCAAACCAGATCTAATTGGAACTATTAGAGATACTTGGGTTGGATATGCTCATTATAATACAAAAGCAGTTGAAGTTCTAGATAATGCTCATTTTGACCCTAGCTTGCAAGAGGGTCAAAATCTAGGAGGTATTCCTTATACAGACTATACTACAAGAAACGTAGGATGGACTGTTAATAATAAAGGAGAAATCTCTTGCAATTCTAAATCTGTTGTAGTAAGTGGCTTTATGGATCCTAAGCTAATTTATTATAACTATGCATTAGAGTATGCTGTTACTATAGATAATAACTCTGGTATGGTTGGTATCTTATTGGGATATAATGTAGATGATAATGGGGTACAGCACACATTATCGTTTGTAAGAGGACCTAGAAATAATACTACTAATAATGAAATATCTTTTGCTGTAGTATATGATCTAGGAAATCCTACTCAAGAAATTCTATCAGATCATACTTTGGAACTTATCGATCCAGATGTAACCAATCCTGATACTAAATTATATGCTAATATCAGAATTGAGAAGAATAATACATTATTCAAACTTCAATCTACTTTATTTGATCCTAAGAAAGATAACTTAGGAGCTTATAATACTTTTGAATATGAATTCAATCCTTTCCAAGGAGATTATAAGAAAGAGACTTTTAATAATCTAACAAAAATGATTAATAACCCAGCTCCTGTTGGGGTCATTGTTAGAAATGCAAGAGCTACTTTTAATTTATTATCTCAAAAAGGTATTCTAGATAATGATGATATCTATGATCTAAGTACAAGAAAACACTATACTTACGATTATAATACTTCTCAATGGAAAGAAGAGGGAACAATTTCTCAATACTTATCTAACCGTATCTTTGTTTATAATAAAGCTACTAGAAAATTCTTCTTCCACAATTATCCAGGAAAATATACTGAGATGGATCTATTCCAATCTAGTATTTATGAAACTGCTGAAGATGGTCAAGTTATTAAATTAAACAAGACTACTGGTAAAGCATATCCTGATAATGAGTTCCATGTTTTATGTGGATACTTATCAGATGCTGATAAGAGATATATCCAAGATAATATGGTTAATGGAAAATTGACTAAAGAACCACTATACGATTTTCCAACTGGTAAGATCTTAGAATATATTAGTGGGAGCTGGCAAGCTACTGGTAATATCAAAGATAAGCTTGCTCCTAGAACATTGGTATATAATAAGATTCTTAAAAAACTATTCTTCTATAAAGAAGATGGTACTAATGGGAATAATGTTACTTATATAGAATATTAATGGAGGTTAAACCATTGGCAGGTATAACAACATATAAAGAAATTTATGATGCAGCTAAAAGAGCTAAAGCTGATTTATGGGATCTAGCAGAAAGTAGAGGTAGAGATGTAAAACTTTACTTACACTGGACTGCTGGCGATTATTATACAAACTTTAGAGACTACAATATCTCTATCAATGCAGAAGGTGGATTATATTTATCTGATGATGATCTATCTGATGTATTAGACCATACTTATTATAGAAACTCTGGTGCTATTGGGATTACTATGAACTGTGCTGCTCATGCAACACCAGAAGATCTTGGTTCTTATCCACCTACTAAGAAACAAATTGATGGTATGGCTAAAGTAATATGTGTATTAGCAGATGCCTTAGATCTTACTATTGATAAACAACATGTTCTCACTCATGGCGAAGCAGCAGATAATGAAGATGGTTTAGATCTTTATTATGGAGACTATACTGGTTATGAAAATAATACATACGGTCCAAAATCTAATGTAGATAGATGGGATTTGGAATTCTTAGGAACTGCAGAATCTCCTATCTATAATCCATATGATGAAACTGGTCATCGTGGTGGTGATATTATTCGTGGTAAAGCAAACTACTTTAGAGCTCATAACTTTACCAAATCTGTAATTGATGGTAAAGAAATGGCATCTGATGAAGTAGGTCCTAATGGTAGACCTTATGCTAAGAACGATATCAATTACTTAGTAAAAGTAGGGTATACTAAAGAAGCTGCTATTAACTTATTAAGCACAGTTGATAAATACACTAAACCATACGACGAGTCTATGGTAGCACCTAATGGTATGGATTATGAAAAGAATGATATCGATTATCTAATGAATAATGGATATACTAAAGAAGCTGCTATCAACTTATTGAAAACTACTGAAAAGTATAAAGGTTAATATATAAGGAGCTATTATATGAAATCTATTAATCCTAGATATATTACTAATCTTACTAAGAATATCACCTTATCATTTATTGATGATACAAATAAGACTCCTACTTTAGTAGACATGGGTTCTTGGTTTAGTAAGAATATTAAAGATATCAAAAATATATCTACTCTAGATAAACTCCCTGAAGATAAAAGAAAGATCTTTGATAATACTATTTATGCATCTAGTGTAAGTTCTTTATTCAGTGATTGCAAGTTATTTACTAATCAAACAGTGAATGATGTAATTTCTAAGATCAATATCGATTATATCAATCCTAATGGCTTGGTATGGTTATTCTCTGGATTAGAAGTTATTAGTAAATTGAACTTAGGTATTTGGGACTTTAACAAATTAGAAGTTTCTAATATGAAAAATATGTTCCAAGGTTGTAAAGGTCTTAAAGAACTTAAAGGTATTAAAAACTTAGTAAATGCTAAAGTAACTAATGTAAGCTCTATGTTTGAAGACTGTGCTTCTTTAGAAGAAATCGATATCTCCGATTGGGATACTAGTAATGTAGAAGATTTTTCAAGAATGTTCTTAGGATGCTATAATCTTAAAAAGATTACTGGTGTTATCGATATGAAATCTTGTAAACAATATGCTGGTATGTTTGGTATTAACCAAGGAACTGGATGTAAGAATCTTAGTGGGTTGAAAATTAAAAACCCTCCTAATGGATTCTTCTTATCTGGTTTGGATAAAACTCAATACGAAGTTATCTAAAAATAAAATAGAACAAGCACTATTACAGTGCTTGTTTCTTTTTATAGAAAGGAATAAATAATGAGTTTTAAATTTGACTTACAAACATTCGCTTATATAAATGATGGTGACAAATATAAATTCATAGATGATGAGGCTATGGTTATCAGTGCCGATATTAATATGAGGCCATATTTTTATATGGCATGGATGTTAGAAAACATTGAAGATCTTGGTACTATTAATAGTATTAGTGAATCCACTTCTGTTAAAAAAGATTATTGGAACAAGGATAGAAGAGTCTCCCAACTAACTTCTGTATTTAGTACCTTCATAGATTATCATGTATCAAATACATATGAGCATGGAATGCCAAAAAAATATGAAGATTTAAATAAAAAATATCCTGATAAGAAGTTTGTTGACATAGCTTATATTAATAATGCTATATCTCATATGAAAATTCAAGAAGGTGCTAATTTATTAGGAGCTTTTGCCTCATTAGGTCTTAATAGAAACAATAGTTATGATAGCGAATTAAGCACTACAGATGAATTGAATATAAGTCCTCTTGAATTAGAAAAAGCAGATAATATAACAAGTTTATTAGCCGACGCTTTGGTAAATGTAAATGCTACTGGTATTAAACTAAATCCTAATATTAAAAATTTAGATGGGTTATTTTGCACAAAAAATGGATATGTTAAAGGTATACTAGATATAGACTATTCTAATATAGAAGAAGCAAATGCATTCTTACCTGCCTATTTTTATAAAAATGAAAATTTAAAAGCAATATTAGGAGATACTAATAAAGTTATTAAGTTTTCTAAACCACCAAAGAAGATAAAGGATTTATCTAGTTTTTTATCTGCCAACCCAACTAATTCTGATTATGTTAGTGAAGATCCTAAATATGTATTAGATTTATCTAATTGGAATCTTGGTTACCTAGCCAATCCAAAGGATTCATCTATAACTTTATTTAGTAATATTTATTGCAAAGAAATCATATTACCAGAAGGATTTGTACTTACTCCAGAATACTCTGTACAAAATATGATTAGTAATGCTATGTGCGTAAAAAGGATAACAAATCTATCAATTGATTTTTCAAAGATGAATGAGAAATTAAATGATGATGATATTGCTAATATGTTTTACAATATCAACAGCATGCTTACTGTATACGATAAAGAATGGCAAACCGCACATTTAGATTCTGATTGCAAAATTAAATTTATTAATTTTAATGAAACTAAATTCTATCAATATTATAAAGATCCAAATAGTGGATATGATGGTGAAGAATATACTTTAGATACTTTTTATACAGATTTTATTGGTATTCCTAAAGAGAATATTGAATTTATTAATAAAATATAAGAAAGGAGGATAATATGTTTAATTTTGATCTACAACTATTCGCTAAAGTAGATAACCCATATTTACTTAAAGGTAGTGAATTAGATTATAAAAATGCTCCAAAATATAAAGTATTTGTTGATCAACCTATTTTTCCAGAAGGCTCTGCAACTCCTAATGAATATGGAGAATTGAAAATTGATTATAATAAATATGAGAATCTAGCATTTTGGTTTAAAAATAATATTCCAGATATAAATACTATTAATTCATTATATGATTCTATTTCTGAAAAAAAGAATTATTTTGATTCAAAAATAGTATTAACCAATTCTATAGATTATTTATTTTCTGGAATTAATTTTGTTAATATGGATGAGATTAATAAAATTTTATCAAAAATATTTGTAATAGAAACTGGTAATTCATATCATAGGGTCAGTATGAAATATATCTATGATGGTTTAAATATATTTAAAACCGCAGAAGGTAAATATAAAACAACCTATCCAAATAATTTTAAATTAAAACCAAAATTATTGAATGGATATATTTCAGTAAATGATGATTGGGAGCATCCTACTATTGATGATAAAAGTTTCTCGTTATTCGGCGGTGCATTTGTAAAAACACTAGATATTAGTGAATTTAATCTTTCTCCAATGAGTACTAGGTCAAAAGCATATGATTATTCTTATCCAGGAAATAGGATAGTAGGAATGTTTAGAGATTGTATTGCTCAAAAAATAATTGGGCTTGATAAATTTCCATTTAATAAATTTCATAGTTGCTCGAGCTATATGTTCGCTAATGCTTTTAATCTAGATAAATACATAGATAAAATAGAAGATGAAGATACCAAAAAGAAATTAAAAAGAGAATACTATAATAATATTGGAGCGATTAGGAATTTTGAATCATACATCGATTCAACAGATTCTGATATTGAACCAAATCTTGACAATGTTATATTTGAATATTGGGTAAAACCACTTAAACTTAAAAGTATCGGAGCTACAGATTTAAAAAATGGGTCACGGCAGAGTATAAATAGAAAAATTAGAGGAACTTTTGAAAATGCTTATATTTGTTCTATAGATTTAACGGAAATTAATCTACAAAATTTTGAATACTTGACAGATATGTTTAAAGGAACCTCAACGGCATCTATTAAATTCAAAACTATTGGATCTAGAAAACCAAATAGTAAATATATGCTAAATATTTCTAACTTGTTTAATGTCTCTAAATCTGGTCCTTTTAAATTAAGATATATTGAAGGAGAAATCATTTTCCCAGATAAAGAATATATGATATTCAATCCAGATGATAATAGAGGAACTTATGTAAACGGTGTATTAGTAAATCCTATAGGGGCTGATATATTAAAAAATATTCTTCCTTCTAAAGAAGCTTTAGCTCCTGGTGTAACTAATATTGGATTGAAATTTAAGAACTATGATAAAGATGCTTTATTAAAATTCGTTCAAGATAATGGCAGACCTGAAATAACTACTGAAGAACAATTATTTGAATTCTTTGGACTTCCTAAAGAATATATAATTATTGATAACACAACTGATGACGGTACTGTTATTGCTCATTCCAAACCAGCTGATTTTGATACTAATCCATATAGCGATGAAGCTATAGATTATATGAGATATAATGGTATTCATATGGAAGAACCTGATGATTTTGATACTAATGTATATGGTGATGCATCGGTTGCTTTTAGAAAACTATATAATCTTCCTTTACCTAAACCTGCTGATTATGATAGCAATCCTTATTCTAATGAAGCTAATATATGGGCTAAGTTCTATAATATTTCAAGACCATCCCCCCCTTGATGCCAACTTAATCATAATATATTGGATAGAGGAGAAATCCTCTATCCATTCTTTTTGTGTTTCTTGACAATGAAGTAATGTTTCGATTATATAGAGATTTTCTCTTTTTTTAATATATAGGAGGTATAGCATATATGGCTATAGTAAACAATCCTCACAATATTCAAGATATTGCTAAACAATATAAAACGTGGGTAAAACTTGGAAAGTTTAAGGCTATATTGATATCGGCTACTAATGAATGGTTTTTAAATAAATCGGCTTATTTTGCAAGAGAATGGTTATCTTCTACATCAGAGAACAATCCAAACAAAGCAAATCAGAAAAAACAACAAATGCTAAATGTTATAAAGAACAATACTAGCTTTATAAATTCATTAGATTTTACAAATAGTGGTCATGTTAAACCAGTATTTTCGAAAACAGATGATAAAGACTATTATTTTCAATTCCATTTCTTCACTGTAGATGAAATATCTAAAAATGCATATCCAAATAATCCAGATAAGAATTTATTAATGAATAATGGGTTATTTGAATTAAGAATATTGGATGGAAATTCCCAAAATAGTAATATCATTTATTCTACTAAAGTTTGTTGTAACGATAACTCTTCTGGTCAAAGAAATAATGATATGAATAATGAAATCTTACCAGAAAAGTTTATATTAACTTATATAACTCCAGATAAAACTGTCAATATGATAGAGTCTGATAGAATATATTCTTTAGATGGTTTGTATTTTATTTATGGATATGGATTACAAGGCGAATTTGTTAATACGTATACAGTAAAAGAATACGATTCAATAATTCCTAGTCCAACAAGAATAAGATCATTATATGATGATGGATTTACAGATGGAGGAGAAGGTGCATTTACAAGTACAGATCTTCTAAGATGTAAAAATACTTGGGATGAGACTGCTTATCCATATTATTTCACAGATGCGACAAAACAAAGAAATGCATTATTCATAAATAACGGTCAAGCTAATTACCAAAAATGGTTTTCCAGAAAAACAGGAAGTAGTTTTCCTGAACAAACATTGAGAGACTTTACCTTATTTAAAGATTTTAAACTAAATACAGAGTTTGTTAATGAAATTGTAGGGGCTTTTTATAACAATGCTAATGAGAATATAGAATCTATAGACTATGATACATTAAGACTAGATAATTGTAAAAAAATCACTGGATTATTTGCTAATCTAAGAAAATTAAAAACTATAAAAAATTTCAATTTTAATGGTGTAAATCCTGATAACATAACTGATTTAAAGGATTTATATTTCAATAGTATTCTTACTAATATAGACTGGTCAGAATTTCCTTCATTTAGAAATTCTAAAAATTGGACAAAAACTTTTAATGGATCTGATAATGATTGGTCTCCGAATAATACAGTAACAGAAATAAAGTTACAAAGAGATTTTGGTGAGAATAATAAGAATATAGAATCATTTGAGGGAACTTTCAAAAATAATAACAAATTAACAACAATAGAAAATCTAGATCTTAATATGCCTAAATGTACTTCATTTAAAGAACTATTTAGATTTTGCCCTAGCTTAAAAACAGTAAATTTAAACAATATACATTCAGAAAAACCTATAAATTGTAATTCAATGTTTTATAATTGCACTTCATTATCTAATGAAACTTTAGACTTAACAGGGATAGAAAATTTTTATGATATGTCTTATATGTTTTCAACTGCTAATAAAATTAAAACATTGAAATTTAAAAAAGGTGCATTGAATTTTACTGGTAAGCAATATTTAAATAATCTATACTCACCAATTAATTCTGTTTTTAATGAAATGCATTCTGTAGAAAATATAGAAAATCTTGAAGATTTGGAAATTCCTGATGTAATAAGCATACGAGAGTTGTTCAAAACTACTATTAAACTAAAATCTATAAATCTTCCTAATTTAAATTTAAGCACTGTTGAAGATACCAGTTATGCGTTTTATAGTGCAGGGGCAACAACAATATCAATTCCAAATACTGAAAAAATTAATAATATAAGAACTATGGAAAATATGTTTAATAATGCAGGTTCTTTATCTCAATTAGATTTTCCTCCATTAACTAGAGAAAATAATAAACAAAATACTACCAATCTTAAAAATATAGCTAATTTATTCTTTAAATGCTCTAATATTTCAGTTCCTATATATGTGGATAATTTAGATACATCAAATGTTACACATATGGCAGCCGCATTTTCATTTCATAATAATGGATATGGTTATGATTTTGCGGCAAATCAATACCCATCAATAGATTTAAGGGGTATAGAAAACCTAAAAACTAATAATGTTATAAATATGACAGCTTTATTTGAAAATACTAAGTTTAGAAACCAAGAACTGGATTTGAGAAAATGGGATGTGTCTAAAGTAACATTATTATTCTCTACATTTAGAGCTACTAATTTGAAAAAAATAAATATAACTGGTTGGGATATTTCAAAGTTAGAAAGTCTTACTAGTTTATTCGATGGAACATTAATAGAATCTATATCGGATATTATAGGATTAGATTCTCTTGACTTTGTCTCCAATACTAAAATAGATTCATTGAATTATATGTTTGCAAATTGTAGAAATATTAAAACCGTCACCCTACCAGACAATATCAAAAACATTAATAGAGAAATAGGTCTTCCATGTATGTTTAGTTCATGTGTAAATCTAACTAATATAGACATGCAAGATTGTAAATTTACAATAATAGGTCTCACTGATTTTGTTGCGTCATGCTATAAATTGGAAACAGTTAATTTTGGAAATACCAAAATAAAAGTAAAATCAGCAGAAGGGGCATTTGCAGGGTGCTCTGCTCTTCGCCAAATAGATGGTATCATAGAATTGGATGATTCTTTTAAAATAGTTTCTGGAGGGCAATATAATGGTTTAAAACAAACACATTATAGATATAGGGACGATAATGAAGCTACTTTAGAAAATATGTTCCAAGGATGCGACAATTTAAGAGGGTTAAAAGTAAAGAATATACCTGGAGGAAATCTAGATGTATTTGAAGATATAACTAAATTGAAAAGAAATCAATACACAGTTGTTTCTTAATATAGAAAGGATAATTATTAATGTATTTTGAAGAAATAAAACCATTGACCGAATCATCTTATTCAGTATTATCATTATTTGGTGGTAATGCTTGGTATCCGATGACGATGATTCAAAGTAATAAAGAAATTGCTAAAGCTAAAGAAGCTTTTGCTGCAAAGTTTAAAATCCCTAAACCAGCAGAGGTTAAATTAGAAAAAGTATTAGATAAGATTGCTAAAGGAGAAGTAAATAAACTTCCTCCAATTAATCTTATTGATATTGATGGGTATTTAAATGCTAGACGTCGTATGGATGTGGCTATTAAAGGTTATAACAAGGCTGTTAATAAATCCATTATGGAAACAGAACGGAAAGATTTCTATGGTACTATCACTTATCCATTGATGAAAGAGATCCTTAGAAGCTATACTTATGATAATGATCATGTATCAGATGCTCAATTCTTACCATATGTATTGAAAGATAAATACCTTATCTATTTCACATTCAATAAATCTGGTATTTTAAATCTATCTTATGTAGGATCTGAAAACTATAGAGATCCTATGTGTCCTATTAACCTAGCTCTTATCGTAGATGGAGAGCCAGTTAAGTTTGATACTTTTAAAAAGTAAAAATATATGCTCCATACCCGTAATTGGGTATGGAGTAATTTTCTGTTTATTTATATACTATAATAATGAAAATACATTTTTATATCTAATTAAATTATTAATCCATACAAGATATCATATTAACAGGTTAAATTATTTTTTAAGAGGTGATTTATTTTGATTATAGAAGAAAAGTATTTAAAAATCTTTAAAGATAAAGCAAATAAAAAGCTAGGAGAATTGGCCGCATTCACATTCAATAATGTGCTCACTTATATAGAATATCAATTAATTAGAGATCCAGAATATAAGGATCCTGAGTTAGAGAAGGCTCATAATATGGTGACACATATTAACGAAGAGAATCCAATAGATGCTACCAAGACTAAAGCTATGTATTTTATTTTAAATTATAGATTTGATATTTTAGAAGCTCTTATTGGTAAGGATGTAGATGAAGTTACTCCTGAACAAGAAAGAGAAGTATATTCCTTAATGGTCGATAAGGAAAAGTTAAATAAGTTTTTAATTGATTTTAAAGAATCAAGGATTAAAGAAGGAAAGACCTTCGATAATTTTTAAAGAAAGTGAGGAATTATGTTCTTTTATAAGAATGCAGTAAATGTATTTTCAGATGCTTCTACTAAGATTATTAATCCTGGAACTAATAAGAATAAATTTCTTACTTGCCCTGGATTTGTAACCACTATTAATGGAAGTATCATCAATGAAGGATATGATATAGTTGAAGCCACTGTAAACTATGCAGAACTATATGCTATCCGTATGGGTATCGCTGATTTGTTAAAATATAAGAATACTGATCTATTCTTAAATATCTTTTCAGATTCTAAGATATCCGTATTTGGTCTGAGGGAATGGTTTTTTAAATATTATAAGAATGGTAAAGATTTTACCTTGATGACTAGTGATAATAGACGTGGTAAAAAGCCAGTTGCTAATCAAGAATTGATTCTAGATATTGTAAGAATGATTCTTCAAGCAAACGTTCATGTATCTATTTATCATGTACCTGGCCATATTCAAGCTAATAATATTGATAGTATGAACAAATTTCATTATATGTTTCATAATAACAATTTCCCAGATAATCAAAGAGTTACAGTTCCATTAGATACAGAGATGGAAATAGCTGGTTTTAACAACTACATCGATAATCTAACAAGAACTAAACTCAATAGAGCTATCAAAAGTGGATCTTTAGACAAATTTGATATCAAAAGGAAGCTATATCCAGCTATTTGGTATCCAAAACCTGAAGATGTAACAGACTATTTGCACTTGGTACACCAAGCAAAATAAGACTAAATTGTATACTATAATTATGAAGGAGGTTTATAATTATGGACTTTTTAAATGGGTTAGCAGGAACTTGTTCCAATCCTGTAGAGCCAGTAGAAGATTTATTCGGCTATACGAATATGGCTGGAGAAGATTTCATTGGAATTGCTCCAGATATAGCAATAGAAACATGGTTTAATGATTTAATAGCACAGTATGGATTAGAGCAGTTGGTTCAGATGTATCCTTATCAACCTATGAAGGTTAATAAATCTACAGGCATCATAGAGCCAATTAATCAAGATTGTACTTACAATGCTAGATTGACAAACTGTTTCCATGTTTTATATCAACGTCGTAGGGATAAGATGATTCAACAAACCGTTCAACAGGCAAGTCCTGTTGAACAGGTTCCTTTTCAAAATGGTAATATGATGAATCCATCTTTTTTACATCAAAATGTCGTTATGACGAATGGAAGTGTTCAACAAGTGTCTAATAACACACAAGCAGCTTTAAGTGTTAATCCGCAACAAGCAGTACCTTCAAATCAAGCATACTCGCTTAATTTAGGAGGTCTATTTGATAAAAGTGATAAGGTAGAAAGGTCTATTGAAGTTCTGCCTGAGAATATGATAAGGTCTGATGACGACCCAGAATTAATTAGGTTCAATCCTACTGAGGATATAATTGTAGAACCTGTTGAGGCTGGGTCGTTTCACCCTAATAAGAAGGAAGGATATTATGTAGATGATGACGGATCTCTTATAGGGAAACCTTTGGAGTATATAAATCCATTGTTCAATAATCCAAATTATGGATCTTATTATAGTCAAACTCCTTATCCTACATATCAACAATCCTTCCCTACATCTTCTGTGTTCCAAAGCAGGAACTCGTATATTCCAACTTATAGGTCGGTGGTGAAGTAATGTTTGATATGTTTGGAAACAAGCTTAAAGTAAAAACAGTACAAGATAGCATAGATCAAGTACTGGCAAAAATGGAAAAAGAAGAAGCAATGCAGCAAAACCCATCTATGTATGAACCACAACCTCCTCCAATATCTATGCAACAAGAGGTTATGATGTCTATGATGGGTGGAGGCAATCCAGCATTAGCTTTATTAGGACAACAGCAGGCAGGGCCTGGAGGAATGGGTGGCGCACCACAAATGAATCCAGCTCTAGGTTTTAATGGTATGGTAGACTTTAGCAATCCAGCATCGGTTGGTAATATGCAAAATAGTTTACAAAACGATCCTAACTTTATAGCTAATCAGAATGCGGTTCTTAATATGATGAACCAAGCTTTAGGAGCAATGCCTAATGTACACGTTAGTCCAGCAGCTCCTCCACCACCACAATGGGGAGGAGGATTCCCACAACCATTTCCTAATCAAATGGTAGGAAATAACTTTGGTCTGAATCCTAACTTTGTACAACAAACACAATTCCAGAATCCATTAGATGGAGTTGTACCTGCAAATCCTGATGCTGTAGTTAATTCAACTGCTAGTTGGTATGGAGGAACACCATTCCCAATGCAGAATGGATTAGGAATGCAACCTAATATGGTAGGAGGTTGGAATGCTCAACCTTCTTATTATAATTTCTATATGAATGATCCTGCTAACAGGGAAGCATATATGAGATTTACTCAAGAGGAGATCGATGCTGGGATAGGATTTAAAGTTAAAGTCGTATCTAAAACAGATGAAGAGATCCGAAGAGAAAAAGAACAAGATGCCTTAGAAGAGCAAGCTCTTATTAATAAGCATCTTACATGGGATGATAAGTTTAAGAATATCAATTTCAAAACAGTAATGAGAGAAGTTGATATAGATGATCTCCCAGAACCTCTAAGAAGAATACGCATGGAGCAAGAATCTCAAGCTGCAGCGGAGAAAGCTAAGGAAGAAGCAGAAGCTAATAAACCTAGCAGAGTTATCATAGAGTGTTTACATTCAGAGATCGAAATATTAAGAGGATGGATTTATAGAATTCTTCCAAAAGATATAATCGGACTGAATGGAAAAGAAATCATAGTGCCAAAGCCAAAGAGATTATTCTTCAATAAACGCGATGAAGAAGCTTTGAGGAATCTATGTAAAAAGTTAGAAGTTTATAATCCTGCACTCGCAAGGGTTGTATGGAGCAAGAGACATCTTAAATATCGAGATGACTACAATATATTCATTGAAGTAGCCGAAGACAATCTAAGAGAATATGAAATAGATGAAATGTATGATAGAAGAGAAGAAGGCTATAATGACTACAGAGTGCCTATGCATTGTAGAGAAATTCCTGGATACGCTATAAATGAAAAAGGTGAAAAGGAATTCGATGAAGAATATTGTGAACTCTATCCATTTATAAGATATACCGACAAGAACTACAAATACGAGTTTGATAGAGGAAGAAAACTTACTAACGAAGAATTTAATGTATTCTGTGAGTATGAGGAGATGTGCCTGGTATACGGCTTCCACCAATTAAGACTCAAGAAATTGTTAGACGACAATAGAAAACGTCAAGAGCTACCTCTTTCCTATAGCGTTGATAGACGTGAGTTAGCTATTAGAGAAGAAAAGATTAGAAATCTTTTAGTAGAGAGTAATGGTAGTAAAGAAACTACTGAAGAAGAAAATAAGATAGAGCAGCAATGCAAGAATAACAAAGTTCAAGAGGATCCAAGAACTTTAGAACAGATAGAGAATGAGTATTATAATAAGTTTGACCCAATAGAAACTCATTATCATGAAATGCGTGTGATGAGGAAGAAGCAACAACAGCAATATGAGTTATATCGAGACATCTTCTCTTCGAAATCTCAAAAAGACTTCGATGCATGGTGGTATGGAAAGAATTCATCTCAATACCAACAAGAGAACCTATCACCAGAAGAGTTAAAGAAGAAACAACGGCAAGAATATGTTGATCGTATGACCGAAGCAAATATAGCTTTGCTCTCTAAAGCTACGCCGATAGATCCTGTACAGTTTGTAAACAATTTTAGATATTGGCAACAACAACAGTTGCAAAAATTGTTTGGCAATACAATGAATGAGGCAACAACGGCTAAAGATGTATTTGAAAAAGTAATTCCGCATGCATTATACGAAATCTCTTGTGAAAATATAGAAAGACAACGGCAAGAAGCTATGAATAGACCATATAATCCAATGGCCTATAAAAGAGCTCTCATAGAACTTGCTAATAAGAAGATATTAGCTGGTAATGAAGATCCAAACTTCAAACCAGGCCCAGTAGACCCAAAATTCGGCTATCCATCAAATTGGGTAGATCCTACTAATTCTAAGGAATATGAAGAACGTAAAGCACAGTTCATGGAATACTGTAGAACATCGATGGGTGTAAATATGCCTTTGCGACCTATTTATAAATAAGGTGGTGAGCATATGAATATCAAAGAACGCAATGCTATTATAAGGCAATCGCAGGACGCTGCAAGGTTTGCTAACTTTGATCCTGACGTGTTCAAGTTCACTGAGGAGAATTGGGATAATATGACCAAACCTCCACTCACTACTTACGTTCCTTTACCAGTTATAGATCAATTAAGATCTATAGTAAACAATGTTAAACTTATGAACAACCCAACAAAAAAGTATGATTTGGTTAATAAGTTATTTGCTACAATTGGATTAAAACCATTAGCCTCTGGTACTAATAGAAGAACCTTCTATTGTACTTATGACCCTACAGTTGTTATCAAAATAGCATCTGATAGAGTTGGTAAGATGGATAATATATCTGAATTTACTTTGCAAAAACTTATTAAACCATTTTGTACTAAGTCATTTGATGTGACTAGTGATGGAGTCGTTGCATTAGTAGAACGTGTTGAAACGATGAAGGAAAAAGACTTTAAACAAGTCTATGCTAGTGATGTATTTGACTTTACGTTTGAGATCCTTAGAAGAGGATATGTTATGGAAGATATAGGAGGTAACTTCTATAAAAACTGGGGTATAAGATTCGGCTTTGGTCCTGTTATCCTAGATTATCCATACGTATTTGAATTAGATTGGGCAAAGCTAAGATGTAGTCATAGAGATATTCATACTGGAATATACTGTGACGGATACCTTGATTATGATTATAATAAAGGTATGTCTGAAATTATCTGTACTAAATGTGGTACTAGATATACTGCTAAGTATTTAGCAAGAAGAATTGATGCTAAAGATGTATTAGAAAGAATTGACAGAAAGAGGGACAATGAAATGGCATTATTAGACACAAACTTCAAAGTAGTAATTAAACGCGGTGATCAAATCGTTAAAAGATGTTACAAAGAAACGGATACTATTGTAGATCCTAAAACAAAACTTGGTAGTAAGAAAGAATACAACCAAGAACCTAAACTCAAATTTGATGAACCTAGAGTTCCAAAATATACAGTAAAGCGTAAGATAGAAGATAACGAAGCTCCACAAGATAACCATAATCATGGTAATAAGAAAAGATATCCAAACTTTACTGATCAACCATTATTTACGGATAACTTGATCTTCTATCCTAAAAACTTAAAGAATGATATTATCTTCTTCTTAAAGAAAATGGAAGAGAAATATGGTTCTGAAGATGCTGTAAGATTGGCATCTATCATTGGTACAGTTTACAATCCAATGAATCCAGATTATGTTCTTCCTGAAAGAGAAACCGAAGAAAAGGAAGAAGCGAAAGAAGACCCAAAGTCTAAAGCTCCTGTCGATGAAGCTAATTATAGCTATGATGGTGGGGAGTTTGAAACTAAAGAACCAAAACCTTTAGAAGACGAAAAGGAAGAATTGATTAAAAAGATTGAAGAGGCTGAGAAGGAGGAAACAAATCCTCAGCCATCTTTCCCTACAGCTCCAAAAACTTATGAAGACGTTAAGAGTATGAGTATTGAAGATATCATCACAGAATCTATTTCCAAAGATGAGTTAAATCTATTCAAAGAAAATAATGCTCCTAAGGAAAACCTATTTCCAGTAAAACCAATGTCTAAAGAAGAGGAAGAAGCTGCTAAGCTTAGCTCTAGTACAGAAAATGTAATCACTGGTATTGTTGGATCTTCTCTTGTAGATACTCTTAAAGAGAGACAACTAGCAGAAGCTCTTAAAGACACTGTAATCAATACATTCGATAAGAAATTCGTTCCAGACGTTGATGTAGATACTGCTATTAGAAAACTTGATAATGAAATCACTGAGATGATCAAAGATGATATCAAAACTATTAGTGGTACTACAGATGGCTTGGAAGTAAATATTACCAAGACCGTAGACAATAGAAATAATGAATGCTTTAATGTGACAGTAAAGAACTTTACTAGTCCTGTATTCGAATGTGTTATTTATCCAGCTGCTAAAGAGGCTGTTGTTGAAAAAGAATCTGATAACGAAGGTGGAGAAAAAGCAATGGAAAAAGCTATTTTTAACTTCTTGAATGCAAAGGTTGATGAAATCGAACATGATTATTCTTCTAAAGAGGAAGCAAAGACTTCTATCGCAACTGCATTGTATGGTGCTTTTAAAGACGAATTCAAAGACAAATTCACTCCAGCTCGTATGATGGATATCTGTAAAGAATATGTAGATAACTATGTATCCTTCGATAGCAACGAAGATGAAGAAGAAACTCATACAGCAGCTGATGAGTTATAATCTAAAGGGTGATATCAATGCAACCTCAAATGAATAATCCGCAACCACAGTTTAATAGATTTTTAGAAGGTGTGTTGTATGGCTGTAACGATGCTGGCAGTATTCCAGATGCATTAGCATCTGGATATGCTGTAATAGCAGTAGTGGATATAGAAGAGGCATACAAGTATGCTAACGTTCCAAACTTAGCAATCATGTCTAATCTACTTCCACCTCCAGAAGCAGTAACTGCTTATATTGATGGAGAAGCTGCTATTGGTCATCAAATTTATTATGAATACTTATCTAATAGAGAACGTGAAGCAACTGTTGTAACTGTATTACAAGCTTTATATGGCCACAGACCTAGTATTAGATTTAGAAACTTCCTAATCTATACAGATTATGAACCTGATGTAGAGTTCAATATCTTATATACTTTAGGAGAATTCTTTAAGAATACTTTTGGTATTGTAATGGCTCCATATAAACAATCACAAGCTTATAATATTGGAATGCCTCAATACGACTATATCATCTCTAACTTACTATTCTCTAATGGTAAGATTAATAAGTATGAATTCGTTAGCATGCTTCCACTAGATGCTATGCCAACAGATGTATCTTGTAGTATTCTACTATCAGATATAAATTATCAACCATCTGGATTAGAAGATGGATATAGAATAGTGTGTAATTATATAGCTCAACTTAGAGCAGAGATTGCATCAAACTATACTATGAAATCTCCTATTATTCAGATCAATGATAAACTAAATAAAGATATAGAACAAAGCATCAATGATAAGATCTTTGAATCTCAATCTAAATTTGGTAATCAATAAAAAGAACAAAGAGAACTCATAACGAGTTCTCTTTCTTTTTTATCATAAAGGAGAATATCATGCCAATTGTAAGAACAGAAGAAGAGCTAGAATATGCTAGACGTTTGATATTAAGTGAATTTACTGATATGGGATGGTTTAAAATAGAGAATACTAATAATAGAATTACTACTAAAGAATTGCATTCTATTAAAGCTGGTGCTTATCAAGATATGTATGGTGAAGTACAAGCATTCTTTATTGCTAAAGCTCTATTAGATAATAAACAAAAACCAGTAGAAAAAGAAGAAGTAGCAGAAGAATTAGAACCTCTTGAGTATTCTGTAAAACAAGAAGTTATTTCTAAGAATGATACTTCAGACGATGAAGATGTTGTATTGGATAAATATCCTACATATTATATGGTAACCCAACAATATAAAGGTGGGCCATTTACAGGAAAGCTTCTTCCTACTCAAGATGATATTGATAGAAGTGTTGCATTGAATAAGAGCAATAGTTTCACATTCTTATTCTTAGATAATAGATGATATAATCATATACTATAACTATGAAGAAGAAAGGATGTGATTATATTGAAACTTCAATTTATTAATATCAATGATATGAGATTATTAGAGTATGTAAAAGATAAAGCAAGAGCAGAAAATGCTCCAGTATTTAATTTTTATTCTATGTTGGATTTTGGATATAGATTAGAAGGTTTAAAACCTCTTCCAAATATAATGCAAAATCTATCTTATGCAAACTCATTCCGTGATGATAACTATACAGTTCAGTTCGATAAGGCTTATGCATATCAATTATTATACAATGAACCATCATTCATCGACTTAATGAGAGTTCTTAGTATGGTAGAAAATACAGAAACAGTTATTGTAGTAACCAACCATTCTCATCCAATGGTAGAAGCTATAGTAGATTCTCTTATCAAATTTATTCAAGAAAGATATTCTTTACAAAGTTTCTTGATAAATGATATAGATGATATCGATCCATTTGCCACATCTACCTTTATTACAGAAGGTGGATATCTAAACTATATAGATGATGTAAAAAGAATGGGAAGATACTGTGATCCTCATCAGTTATTACAAGAATCTGAGTTCTATATCTAAGGAGTACTATGGCTATATGGGAAAAGGATAGATATGTAGCTCCTTATGAATGGCTTATAAATAAGCATCTGAGAGAGTATGATCTATCTAAAGCTAATATAAGTCTCTTATTAGAATATGGATTTATATCCAAGAAAAGATATGATGAAATATTTAATATGCCGAGAGAACAAAGGGAGATAACAGTTGGTCTTATTCAAAGAGATAATCCTGAACTATCTAAGGGATTATCTAATTGCTTTAAAGATGCTAGAAGAAGATTCTTTGAAGTAAATGAACTCAATCCTGATAATGTGTTGTATATAGATAAGGATTCTATAACCACAATAGATACTCTAGTACCATATACAAGAATATCTGAGAATCTAGAATTTAAACTAAAGAATGAGTATAGTAGTTTTTATAGATTACAATATATAGACTTTCTATATTACTGCAATGGAGCTATAGAAAACTTTAGATTAAAAGGTGCTGGGAAACAAGTTCCTATAAAACATAAAGAACACTTTATGCAATTCTTATTAGCATTGGCATATACAGCTCAAACTGATACTGTAGAGAATTGTATTCTAATGATAAAGGATTTCTATTATAATTATACTCATAGATTATTAGATAGAGAATTTTATAGAGAGCTTAATAATCGTAGTATGTTTAAGATAGTAAATAGTGGATATCATACATATTACGCTGATGCTATAAATAGTATTGGTATTGAGTTTGTAGATATATCTCATAATGCGGATATATTAAGAATCTTATATAGAATATTTATGACTGAATATTTCTCAAAAAGATGAGGCTATGGGAACTTAATCCCATAGCCTTTATTTTTTATCAATTTTGATATTTGGATTACTATAGATAGCTTTATTATTACCAGCGGCCATAAGAGTAATAAAGATAAAACACTTTGTAGAAAGTATATTAGGTACTCTATCTTTACCATAATAAAGTTCTAGTTTATTCTTGAATACCTCAGACATATTTGAAGCAACACTATCTTTTAATTCCTTCATCAATCTGATTTGTTCATTTTCAGAGATATAGTCAGAAACTGCAGTAGGATTGAAGAATCCTACGTCTCTATTATAACATTCTTCTATATATTTATCTAATACTTTATCTAGTTCTTTGAACTGATCGAATTCTACTAATTCAATCATTTCTTTTTCTTTTTTGTAATTTAAATAATCATATGCTAAAGTTAGCAAGTATAATACTGTAGCCCAAATGAATGGGAATACATAATCACCACTGATTAAATAAATAACAATAGATGCTAATAAGATATAGATACCTTTGTGGTTATTGATATTATCTAAGATGAATAGATAAAAAGTTTTTAATTTGATAAAAAGATTTGTAAAAAATGCTTTTGTATTATTTTTAAGATTATCATATTTAGAGTACAGTTCTGCCATTGTTTAAATTACCTCTCTAGCTTAGTAGACCAATCATATAGTTTATCTCTTAATTCTAAGAGCTTACTTGCTTGTTCTTCTTTAAATTTATATTTACCATCTAGAGAGTTATTTAAATACATCATCAATTTATAAGCAATATCTCTATTTAATCCATTAGGATATCTTTCTAATAAAGACCACCACTTACCAAAGATCATCTCTGGATGAACGTATAGATATTTATGATGATATAATTGATGGCATGTTTTACAAAGCATTACTACTGGAATATTATTTTGAGTATGCTCGTATCTTAATAGATCGGATAGATCAAACTCAGTAATAGCTCCATAGGTATTTAAAATATGCTCTGTAATAATAATAGCGATATCATAAATATTAAGCATGCAATGGTGCATTTCTAAAGATGCCATTTCTTCACCCTCATCGTTACCAGCAGTAATATTAGGATGGAATTGGCAGCAATCTAAACCAATAGAATACAAATAAGCTTTATAGTGTTTATAGGTTCTACTGTGTCTAAATTCTCTAATAGCAGAGTCTAAGAATGCTTTATATTCATCAAGGTCATAAGACCCTTCTTTAGTTAATGCGAATTGTACTGCATACTCCGAATTTGGAGAGGTTAAGAGCGGATTATGCTCTGCATTTTCTACAAATACGTTTGGAAATACATTTGTCTGTGTATACATTATATTTATCTCCCTTTTAATACTAACGGAATTATTTGTATGTTGTCCGCTGCAATTAGGACGCATCCCTATAAAACTACCTACTCTGACATTAGATTAATTTTATAGGAATTTAAGAAAGGAGAAGCACTCATGTCTTTACCTTTTTCTGAGGATAAATTGACGACTCAAAATCCTTTCATAGATTTAGTATTCTACAATCTGAAATTATTGGCATTTAATTCTATTATTAAAGACCAAGCAAAAGCAGATAGATATGAAACTACTGAGTCTCTAAGGAATGCATCTTTATATATTGCATGTGTCGAAAACCATATCGAATTAGATATGTTTAAAGGCATTCAATATCCTAGAGATCTATTAATAGAAGCTGGGTTGGATGAGAAAGAGCTTTGGGTTTATGAAAACTTCAAAGAAGAATATTATATCCCAGATGAATATAGACCTAAACTTACGAAATTATTAAGACAATGGTTTATTGATACATATATGGATGATAAGGAGTTAAATCCTTATTATCGAAATCTTGTCGGATATCCTGCTATTGATCAATGGGGTATTCCAGTAAGGGAATATGAATACCTATTCCCTGATTATTTAGATTATGATAAATCTGCTACTTATATGCATGAGTTATCTAATGATACAATCAAAGAACTAGATGGATTAGGAATTCTTAATATTATCCTAATGCAATATCCAGATCATAAATATCTTAAGTATAAAACTTATGGTATAGATATTTATGAAGCTAGAAAGAAATTGGATTACCAAATATTATGGTATCCAGAGAATGCTGATGTAGACTACAGTGTTACAGAAGAATTCTTAATGAAGTTTACTCAAAACCGTAAGTTTATGCTAGAATCAGTATACTCTTATGCTATGGAGTTAGAAGAAAAGAATTATCATGATATGATGATGATTTATCTAATCATCTCTGTATTAGTAGATATTCTTGCAGATATCCAATCTCATATTATTAAGAAGGATATTCTTGATAGACGTTGTATTGAATTCATCTTCTCTATGTATGGAGTTCCATATTATAGAGTAATTCCAATTGAGTATCAAAAAGCTTTAGCTAGAAATATTCATTCTTTGTGTAAGTATAAATCCTCTACTACCGAAATGCTTAATATCATCAAACTCTTTGATACTAAAGATAAGTATGGTATTAAGATTTTTAAATATTGGCTAGTTAAAGAAAGAAAACCAGATTCTTATAATGGTTTTGAATGGAAATCTAAGAAAGTCCTTAAAGGAAACTATAATCAGACTGTCGAAGAAGATCATGTTGTAGTGGATCTTACCAAGACTCCTGAAAGACAGATTATCCCTCATGATATTCTTATGTATAACACTAATGTTAGCAAGAACATGGGAACCACTAATCTTCTACAATCCAAAGAATATAAAGCATCTAATTATAGTCTAGAAGCTAGAATGGCAGCAGCTTCAACTATAGCTGCTATTAAAGGTGTTAGGTTTGATCTTACTTTATTTAGTGATCCATTAAATACTACTTCTGGATTAGGATATGCTGCTATTAACGGTGCTTCCTTATATGATATTGGTGGTAGTCTTACATTAAAAGATAAATCTACTAAACAAGATTTCAATGCTGCAGTAAAGGTTCAAACCGCATCATATGTAAATCTTTCATTCCAAGAAATTAAAGGCAAAGATCTAACCTTTGTTCCTAATCATCTTGGTTATGATTTAAATGGTGATCTTATTGTAGATTATGAAGGTGGATCTTCTAAAGATATTAATGGTCATTTATATTATGACTATACTGGTATTATTCCATTCCCATTCGAATACTATCTTCAAAAAGGAAATGTGTTATTTATCCGATTAGAAGATAGAATCTTAAGAGAAGGAATAGATTATGAGATCTACGATTATAACAAAGTAAGATTCTTTAATGAAATCTTAGATGGTAAGAAAGAAATTATTTATGATTTCTATTATGATAGATCTACTAAGGATATCAAGTTTAATGTAGATAAATCTTATAACTTCCAAACTAAAGTAAAGACTTATGAAGGTGCTAATACTATTAGCTTAGGAACTTTACCATTCTCTGATTTCTTCTTAAAAGAAAATCAGTTAATCGTAACAGTAGATTCCGTATTCTTACCTCAGAATACATATTCTGTAGATCTAGCTACCAATGTTCTTATTATTGATAATAGAATAGATACTATTGGTAAGAAAGTAAATTGTATCTTTATCTACTCCAATTACTCTCAAGCTAGATTCTTTAAATCTACTACTTTAACAGATACTAATAATCAAACTAAGATTCATATTGACGAACCATTTAAAAACTACTGTTTGAATGGTAATACATTCTTTGTTATGGTTGGTAAGAAGTTTATATGTAATAAAGACTATACTATCAATATTTCTGAAATTGATGGTGGTGCTTATATTACTTTAAAACAAAGTAATTTCGAAAAAGGTACTCCTATAGACTTTAATTTCATTTACTCTACAAATGCTATCAATGAAGATATTGAATTAGTTGATAAAGTAATTAAATTTAAAGCTTCTACTGATTATCAAAATGAATTCAAAGTAAACTATCCATTCAAGAACTATGTGGCTACTAAATATAAACACTATGTAAAATATCTAGATAAATATCTTCCTGAAGATTGGTATAGTGTTACTAATAACTCACTTGTTATAGTAAACGATACCTTAGCACTTCAAAAAGGCGATGAACTAGAATTAGAATTGGTTTATGTAAACAAAGATAGAACTAAACCTGAATTTAGTAATATTAAAGTAGCTATTACACATCTACTAGCTGGTGCTGATAATCAAGATAGATTTCCTCTTACCTTCCCAGTAGATAATTACTTTACTAAGGGGAATAAGGTATGTGTCGATATCGAAGGTAATATGCTTACTGAAGGTATTGATTATACTGTAAATTATAATAAGAAAAATATCCGACTTCTTAAAAAGAAACACTTCTTAAAGAAAGATCAGCAATTGAATGTAACCTTCTTCTATAACGGGGTTACAGAAAATACTTTGGTATTGAGTGAAGAAACTCACAAGATCTTTAATCATGGGGATCCTAAATTCAATATCAATTTCCCATTCTTCCCTTATATTCAAACTGATCAAGGATTTATTACTATTAGTGAAAACTCTATTCATTCAAGTGATGATATGGGGTTAACTAATCAGTTCCATGTTACTATGAATCCTAAGATGGTTTCTAATGCTGATATAAATGAAAACTTCTTATTTATATATAATAAGCATTATCTAAACAATCCTAATCCATCTCTTACAGTTCAAACTTTAGAAAATCCTATATCTATCACTCCAGAAGGATATATGGATATTAAGGTTCCATTCGATTACTATTTTGAAAATAGATGGCCTTATATTATTACTGATTCATATGGTAATGTATTAGATGATTCTGAGTATAGCATCTTTAATGGTAGTTTCTATTTCACTAATCCTAAAGATATAGCTAAATATGGAGATAAACTTTATATTCATTATATCTATAATACGAATGGTGGATCTACTGTAGGATATGCATATGAAGAAGATTATTCATATACTACTAATCTAAAATTCTGCAAGATTCCTGTAGATAAACAATACGTTACAGATAATATGAAAGATAGTGCAAACTATAAAGATTATGATGTAATGGTTAAAGGTGATGGCTGGTGGGATGGTGTTGATTATAAAGATAACAATCATCAATTGGTGAAAGATGCGATTTATAAACAACCATGGAACTATGCTAGAACTAAATACTATGGTATAACTCAAATGATTGATATCTCAGCATACTCTACTCAAATGAGTTATTTCTACAGTATGCTATATGATGATATTCTTCTAGAAGAAAAACTATTAGTAAAGATTCCATCTATTTCTACTTCTCACCCATTTAAATTAGCACACTTATTTATCTTTATGACTTCTTTGACTTACATGTTTAACGGTATCGAAGACTTCATTATTGATAATCCTGCTAAGACAATGCTTGTTCAAGGATTTAACTTTAGAACTAGTCTCTCTGATCTTAAAGAATACTTGAGAAAAAAACACAGAGAAGAAAAAGAATTCCCTATCTGGGACTTCATTACTCCTAAATCTCAAATTAAAGATCTAACAGAGTTCATGAATATCTATAAAACAAATATAGAAGTTCGTAGAACTATTTGTCAAAGAATGCTTGAAGCTCAAGATTGGGAAGAATATAAAGTATGGAAAGATCTTTATGACTCTCTTATGAATTGGAAACTCACCATGAAGTACTTTACTTTAAGCAATGGTGAGATTGCTAAAACATATACTGAGTTCTTAAAAGATAAAGATACTGTATTATACGATAAACTAGTTAAGGTAAATAGTATTATCTCTTCTGATGAAAAGATCGATACTATTACAAGTCTAGTAGATGATATCATCTATATTCTAAATGAATATATGGGCGATATGAGATATATCTTTGATGGATATGCTGGTCACTCTGGTAATGAAATCATGAAGTATATTATGCTCATGATTGAATTCTTTAAATCCTATAAGATAGTATTCCTTACAAGAAATACTACTATGGAAATCACTTGGGGTAAAGACAGAGATGAAGACGTAATTATTCGTCCTAATGATATGGCTTACACAAATGAAATAGATAAGAGACCAGAGTATTATCCTATCGTAGAAAAGGTATTTGATAAAGAGATCAATCATGTGGATGAAAGATTTGATAAAGTTCCTTGGATGAGGGAAGATCTCGTATTCAGCTACAATAATGATCGCAAGTATATTACTATAGATATCCCAGCATCTACTTATCTATGGTCTCAAACAATAATGAAAGATATAGATGGTAGAGTTAAGGGTGATGATTACCAACAGTTCTCTAAAGATATTATTAAATCTGACGTATTCAATTACGTTAAGAATCTATTATCTCAAGATCTATTAACTGGTAAACTATCTCCATTCTTATATGAAGTAAATGCTGTTATCAATGCAGATACTAATATTAATAGAAAAGATGTAGATACTGATAGCTTTGTTGGTAACTTTGAATTTGTTCAAGAAGAAATCAAACCTATCATCATTCCAGGTAAGTTAAAACTAGGTACTACTTATAAGGATTGGACGTTTGGTTTGAATATTGCTATTAATAGTATTTATAAAGATCTATCTAAATATGCTCAGAAATCTTTAGGAAATCTTACTGGTCAAGTAGCTGTATTAAATGATACCATTAAAAATGACTTGTCATTAGTAGAACATACTTTCAATGTAGAAGAAATGTTTAAAGGTTTATCTAAAGTAGTAAATGTTCCTGGATCTGATCTTATTCATGCAGATACTTCTATGATTACTTCTACATTCGCTATGTATGAAGATTGTAATACTCTAGGAAGTATCGATGCTAAATGGGTTAATACTAAGAATGTAGTAAGTATGTCTGAAACATTCTCCGCTTGTGAAAATGTTATTTCGATAGATATTTCTACATGGGATACATCTAAAGTTAAAGACATGAGCTTCATGTTTGAAGATTGTTCAAAACTCGTAAATATTGAAGGTGTATTAGATATGAGTTCTTGTACAAACTATATGAACATGTTTGTTGGTTGTGATACTTTAGTTGGTGTAAAAGTTATTAATCCTCCTGCAGATTTTGAAGCTGTAACTAAGATTAGACACGATCAATACGAAGTAGTTACTAAGACCAATGTTGATACCGACTTCAACCTCTCTATCAATATTACTAATGACTACATAAGCCTCAAGAAATACATGTCTAAGAAAGATCCAGATTCTACTATGTATATATTATCTTCTGCTATCTTAACAGAATTGAATGGTGCTAAAGCTAATAACGTTTCAAAAATGTTTGAAAGAAGTGCAGTAACAGATATTCCTAATCTTCATATAGATACTTCTAAAGTAGAAGATTTCTCTGGAATGTTTGGATGGTGTTCTGGTTTATCTACTATAGATACAAGCTGGATTGATACAAGCTCAGCTACTAATATGAACGAAATGTTTGCAGCTACTAATGTAACTACATTAGACTTGACTCACTTCGATACTTCTAAAGTAGAAGACTTTGGAGATATGTTTAATAGATGCTCTAACTTAACTACAATTACAGGTATTATAGATATGACTAGCAGTACTAACTGTGAAGGAATGTTTGCCGAATGTACTAATTTAACTGGAGTTAAAATCTTTAATCCACCTCTAGACTTTGAAGATAAATGTGGATTAACTCATGACCAATATGTAATAGTGAAATCTAAATAAAGTATGGAGGAATACCAACGTGATTAATGATAAATATAAAATCCAAGAGGAAGTCTTAACTAAATCTTCTGAAGGATCTGAAGATCTTGTATCCTTAGAAGAAGGCCATCCTAATGGATTAAAAACAGAAGTTATTATTAGAGATCATGATACTGGATTAGAACTATTCCGTGGTAGTAATAAAACTCTTATCTCTGGATCTGAATTTATTGCTATGCGAATGTTTGATCTTCATGATAAATCTTTTGTAACTCCTACCTATAATAATAGACTACAATTAGAAAATACAATCAATAATCCTAATCAAGAAGAAGTTTTGAATAACTACTTTGTTCAATTATTCTGTTTAGGTACTTCTGGTTGTAACCGTGAATCTGCTTTAAAATATGAAGTAGATAATAAGAAATGGATTGCTCCAGAAGACATGGTTCCTTTCCAATACGTTCCAGAAGATAAAGATCTTGATGCTGATAATCGCCAAATCTACTTTGGTCGTAAAGAGCTAAAGAATAAAAAGATGGTTGCTTATTACTTCAAAAAGTTTGATAGTGATCCTACTGAACGTAAACAATTGGAAGATGGTACTCCTATTGATGCTACAATTTATGATGATCAATCTGAATTACCAGCTCAAATCATTGTAGAAAATACTTTGGTTATTACTAAAGACGACTGCCGTGATTACTTTATTAATACTACTGGTATTAATGATGCTAGATTCAACTGTATCAGCTTATGTTTAGCATATAAGAAAGAAAGCGAAGATGGATATACTTACTATCAAGATATCCGTCCAGCTACAAGAATCAACTTCCCTAATAAGTTCTTAAATGACTTAGGTGCTTCTTGGGATATTATTTACCGTATCTACTTCTAATAAAATCTATCCCCATAGGACTTTGTTCCTATGGGGTTCTTTTTTACTAATATAAAAACTAAGGAGTAAAGAGGATGGTGATTTATATATGAGGGACACATTAAGAGAAATGGTTAAAAATCTTGCTTTTGAAAGATTTAAGAAAGAAGGATCTAATGAAGAATATGTTAGATATAGATCTAATATGAAAACAAATAAAAAAGATATCAAAACAGATGAGTCTGATTATATGATAGATTCAAAACCTATTGATGAATATGTTGATGATATTTATACCGTCATAGATCTAGCTCTTGAAGAGGAAAGATTAGAGATCCTTATATGGGTTACAATAGTTGCTGTATTATTAACCGTTACTGTTACACTTTTCATATTACTAAAAACACCCCTACTAGAATTAATCTAGTAGGGGATAAGATTTTAATAACCAAAGATTTTATCATAACCATATTCTTCCATATCGAATGTCTTAACAGTACTATCATGGAAGTTTTTCATGGATTTCAATTTGATTTTTGCAGGAATAACGTATGATGCAACTCCTACATTTTTAATACCTAATCTAGTAAATAGATTACCAGCACATTTGTTACAAATACCTTTTTCAGATTCACATAGACCAGAGTATCTTAATTTAACTTTCTTACCAATATAAGAATCTCTATTATCAGAAGTTAGTTCTACTAATCTAGAGCCTTCTACAATATAGCTATACATCCAGTCATCGATATTATCGCCAGTTAGAAGAATTTCTTTATATCGTTTAGTACCGCAATCAGAGCCTTCTTCTAACACAGTTAAATGCTCTAATGCTTTAACGAAGATTTTTTCCCATGCACCACCATCAGCAGTTTTCTTAGCACGAGCATATGGACCAAATGCTAGAGAGTCTGAGAATGCAGCATATTCATCAGGCTTGATACCAGTGGTTAAGTCAGATTTAATAACAGTATATTCGCCATTAGGATTTAATGGATCAGGGTTTTTAGATGCACCCTTCATAACGAACATGTTTTTGAAGTTATTATTCCAGTCAATCTTAGCACCAGAATTAATCATATCAATAGATGGATCATCTTTAAGCATTTCTTTACAATCTTTGATTAGTTCTTGTTCTATTTTTTGAGATACTACTGGATCATGCTCATCCAATTCCTTTTCATATTTCTTTAACAGTTCTTGTTTCTTTTTAGAAATAGCTTTAGGAATACTCATCATATTTTCAGTAATAGAAGCAGATAAGATATTGCAGTATGGTTGGAACTTTTCTGTTTTAGTAATAAGACGTTTTAATGCATCTAAAGGTACTTTATCTTCTACTACTGCATAAGAAACTTGTTTATTGATCTTTTTAAACATCTTACTCGTAATAGGCTCATTAATATAACCAAATAGTTCAAATAAGTCTTGTTCAATAAAGGCCTTATTAAATACCCAAATACCTACAGTAGTTTTGATAATATTGCTATTCTTATTACCTTCAGGACCATAACTCCCAACTGGGATATCAACTAGGTCATATGGTTGAAATCTTCTTATATCATTAAATTCCCCAAACATATCCATTGCAAAAGATAGTTTAGTACACTCGTCCTCTGTTATAGCCAAAAGATATTCAATATCTTTAGGATCAGTTATTCTTTTAGCTTGTCGTTTTACAACTTTTAATACCATAAAAGGTTAACTCCTTTCATATGAATCTTTAGAATTATATGAATGTCTCCATAGTATATTTGGATAGGTCTGACATTATAATGAGTATCCTAAGAATGGGTATGAAATTTTAATGTAAGGTGAAGGAATATCAAAAATGGTATCAGGGAATTTCAAAATTACAGTTGAAGACAAACATAAATTTTTATATATTGTAGAATTAAAAACTGGTAAAAAAGAAAGCGCTATTGAAGTAAAATTTAGTGCTGACACATATGATCAACCACCAGAAATGAAGAAAAGAATAATTGATTCATATGATAAGGTTTGTAGTTATATCATAGAGAAAGAATTTGTAGGTTTTATAAAAGAAAAGTTGGAACTGTCTGCTAGGGTTAGAAGCATTGTAGTTCCATTGACTAAGATAGAATTCATAATTCAGTCTTATAAAAATTATAAAAAGTCTTCAATCAAATAATGGGTTATATACTATAATTTTGAAATAAGATTCGCTAAGTACTAAATGTACTTAGCGGGTTTTATTTTTACAAACCCATTTACTTATTATTAATTCTTTTTGTTTAAGGTATTAAAAAGGAGGAGAATTTAAGATGGATCACAATAGCGCGAATGCCTATCCAAGGAGTGAACAATTTGATTATTTCACTAAATTTGAGATGATCAATTTTGATGAGGAATGCCGTAAAGACCTCACTAATGGGCATGGCTTTATTATCAAAGAACCACAACCTATCAACAAAGCTTTAAAATCAGACGACTCTATTTTCAGTTCTAAATATGGTAAATCATTACAAGATAAGAACCCATATTCTAATAGATACTCTTGTAAATATGGTTGTACACAAGGTGCATTTTATTCTGTACCAGGGGATAAGAACTGGGTTTGTCCTATTTGTGGAACAGAAGTCAAATCTGTAGGTGTAGATTTTACATATTTCGGTTGGATTAAGATTAAAGAAGAATTCTGTCTTATCCACCCATTGTTATTCTTAACAATCTCTAGCTTAATTGGTAAGAATAATTTAGAAGAGATTATAGAACCATCTGTAGAATTAGATGCTAATGGTCAACCTATGACCCAATATGATAAACGTATCTTAAAACAAAAGTCTAAACGTGGTGGATATGGTAAACGTAAAAAGGCATCTTTAGATACTAGATTTGCTGGTATTGGGTTGATGGGTTTTAGAGATCACTTTGATGAGATCATTGAATACTTCTATAAGAAGAAACCTGCTAAGAAGGAATTCTATGATGAGATTATGAAGGAAAGAGATAAAGTATTTATCCACTCTATTCCTGTATATACTACACAACTTCGTATTGCTAAAGTAGAAAATCATAGATTTACATTTGAATCTACCAATGCCGATTTCAACTTATTAGCAAAACTTGCTGCTACTGTAAATAAGAATAATCTCTCTATCTACAGAAATAAGAAATATCAAAACCAATTACTATGGGATATGCAATCTAAGTTAACAAACTTAACTACAGAAATCATTGCTATCTTATCTGGTAAGAAAGGTACTTTAAGATCTATTATATCTGGGCGTACTGCATTCTCTGAACGTTCGGTTATTGTGCCTAATCCTAAATTAAGAATGGATGAGATCACATTGCCATACTTTGGTCTATGTATCTTGATGCAACAAAGACTTATTAATATTATTAAGAAATCTTATAATATTACATATGCTCAGGCATATAAAATTTGGTACTATGCATCTCTTAAAGTAGATGAGCGTGTATTACAAATTATCAATGAATTGATTAATACTAATAGAGTATCTGTATTGATCAATCGTAACCCAACTATCTTCTATCAATCAATCGTATATAAAAGAGTTGTAGGATGTACCCTAGATTATACAATGGGTATTGATGTATATACATTAGATGGGTTAGCTGCTGATTAACAAAATGGTCCCTATATATGGTAACATGTGTAGGTTAACAAGAGAATTGCTTGGACAGGCTAAAGCTATAGATGCTACAACATAATGAGAAATCATAAGTGTGAATGTTGAGGAAACTCTGAAAGAAATCTATAGATGACCTATGCTGAAATAAAAGCCTTATATTGATTTAAAGTGTATCCATCTTTATAAGGTGCTAAGGGTTGATTTATAATGTCTGATAAGCAGCTGTCTTAATAGGCTAGGGCTATTAAGAGGTTCAACGACTATTCCGTAGCGGGAAGTAGGATATAAGCATATCCGAAGTACTTGTCTCCATATATTATATTATGGATGTGAGATAGTCTGCTCTCAATTTAACGATTGAGAAGTTCATAAGAGAACTGAGTGAATTAGCGACTCACTTGAACACGAGGTTTGACGGGGATACACTTAATATTTTAATGCTTTATAATAAAGAATTTAAAGAAGCATGCGAAGCTGTATACTCTCCTAGAAATGCTTTCTGTATTTCTAGAGATGATGGTAAGATGAATCCTTCAATCAATGTATTTAAGGATATTCTTATTAATTTAAATAGCTTAGTTGGTATTGGTAGATACAAATACAATCAAAACCAATTATCTAAGATAGAAGAATTTAAATCTAAATATGGTGCTAATGTAGATTAGAAATATTAGAGATGGGATTAATTTCCCATCTCTATTTTTTTGTAAAAAATTGCTTTCAATTATATACTATAATAGTGGAATCATATTTTGAAGATTTAAATATTTAAGGAGGAATAAAAATGATTCATAGGAGTATATTACAAATCCCACAATTAAAAGATGAAATCCAGTGGAATGATGAAATTACTGGAGAATTAAGATCTGGTATAGTTGGTAAAGTGGAATATCTAGATGAAACAACTGCATTTGTTTACGTTATTGATTCTTTTGATTTGGAGAATAATAAAGAAATAGAACCACAAACTGGTATGCCAGGTCAACCAGGGTTTATGCCTGGATTTACTTATGCTGATATCATCGTATTTGATGATAAACCAAATAATATTGAAGGTTGGGCTAGGGACTCTATTAAAGAGAACTATGATAAATATACAGATAGTCCAGACTATGATGCTATTATAGGGGAGATTAAAAAATGAGATATTATTTATATTTAGATCAAAGAGATAGAAAGGATATTAGATCTATGGTTTCAAAGATAGCAAACCATTATATTTCTAATAATAGTTCCTATCCAGAATATAGAGCCTATATGACTATAGGTGATGATTTTGAAGTAGTTGTTAGTGAACAAAATGATTATGTACGAGTATCTTTACACCTAAGAAAAAGATATGACGTATATACTGGTTTCAAAAGAAAATATGAAAAATTAAATGTGTATGTAGATAAAATCTTAGGAGACCGTCCACAGACAAATGAGGAAGTCGTTAATAGATTTAGAGAGATCTTAAAAGAAATTGCATGTTACTACATATATTATTTTGAAACTGGATTGGATCAAATACCTAAAGATTTGAATAGTACTGCTAGATGGAATTCAGTAAAAAGACCAGTATTTAGCTGCAATGTAAAAGATAGAGCTGAAGAATTTGTTGTTAAAATTCTAGGTCATGATGGAGTAGTAGAAGGAGGTAATTACGATGAAACAATGCTATATGCTAACCTCTGATGAGAAAGCATACTTAAAACAAGTGCTAGCTAATACTCTTAGATTAACTTCTAAAAGAAGAGATTCTTTTAGATATATCTCAAATATAGATATTAGAGATACAGCTGATTTTGTATGTTGTAAGATAATCGGTGAACGTATTATTGAAGATCATGCATGGGTAGAAAGTCCATATGGTAATACAAGATATAAAAGAAAACTACCTGTTACTTGGTTCTATGCTAAAGATGGAAATGATTTTAATAAACTAGTAGAGGAATTGGTGCCATATACCGTTGCTAACTACATGGTATTCGAAGAATTCATGACTGAGAATAAAGAAATTGATTTTAGTTTAGTTAGTATACCTTATAGCAACCATTCTACTTTCGTTGACTGGTTATGCGATCAGAATATAAAAGACAATATAGTCCCAAGTGAAGAAATAAAAAATAACTTTAAAAAAGTTATAAAAATAGTAAATGATGCTGGACTTAAATATCTTAATGACAAGCTAATCATATATAATGCTACTGGTATAGACTTAGATAAAGAATAAAATGATCAATAGAAATAAAGGCCTTCATTAGAGGGTCTTTATTTTTTTTTCACATATGGATAATACACAATATGGATTTTACTTAGTTTAGGAGTTATAAGAGTTATGGCTAAAAAATATCTTACTAGGAATGCTAGGATTAATA